CGCCTGCAGCTGAGCCTGGCCGCCCATCGCAGCCTGAATGCCGGCGATGTTGGCTGCCTGCCCCTGAGTGGCGAGGTTGCCGAGCTGTCCGCCGGCGGCGAGGCCGAGGTTGGCGGCCTGGTAGTTGGCGGCCTGGTTGGCGAGGTTTGCCTGCTGTTGCAGTTGCGCCTGCTGCTGTGCGGCGCCGAGGACGACGGGCACTGCCTGCTGGTAAAGCTGGCCCGCGAGCTGCGCACCCTGCATGCCGTATTGCGCGTTCGTGACGCCTTCCTGGACACCCTGTCGGGATCCACCGAAGGCGCCGGCGCGTGTCGCTTGGTCGCCAATCTGATTGAGCGCGATCTGACGGTTCTGATCCAGAACGGACAACGTCGGATTGATGACGTTCTGGATGTATGGGTTCATAAATTGCGGCAGGTTGCTCGCAATGTCTGCACTCTGCACTTGCGTCGGCGCGTAGTTCGCCGCGTTGCCGGTGATGCCGAGCGCTGCATTGTAGACTGGCTGCGTCGAGCCGACATTGCCCTGGAGCGCGTTAATGTTGGCGAGCTGGCCCGACGTCATGTCGGCGACGCGCTGGCCCTGATAGGGCCCCGCCAGGTTCTGCGAGGCCTGCTGCGCCTGCGCGTAGTTAGACTGCGCGGCGGTGTTGACCCACTCCGGCAGCTCGACCTTTGTGCTCTGCGTCGTGGTCTGTGGTTGTGAACTACTGCCGCCCATCAGGTCAGCTCCTTCCGATAGATCTCTTGCTTGCTCTTCCAGCCGCGGTGGGCGGCCGATCGGCGCCAACCGGGGCGCGCTATTGCTTCAATAAAATCGCAGCCCTCGCTGCGAGCGAAGTCCTCGATTTGCGGCTCGAGGGAGAGGACGTCCTCGAGCTCGCCAACCGCGAGAAACACATTCAGGATCTTCTTGCGCGGCGTCTGGTGCACCGACGTGATGGCGAAGCTGTCGCCTTTCACCCAGGCTTGCATTTCGCGCCGATCGAGCGCTGCCTGGATGTCGGCGAGCGTGTGCGTGTTGCCGGCGATAGCGAGCGCCTTCTCGAGGCGCCTTTGCAGCTCAAAGCTTCCGATCCTTGCCGGGCTCTGCTGCGACTGCGAGGGTTCCTGAATTATCGACGGTGACGGCGTAGATTGTTCCATTAGGGCTCTGCAAAAGGATGCGCGGCGCGGCCTCGGATTTCGAGACTGTGTAGACAAACGTGCGCTTGATCGCGTCGAGCGTCTGCGACATCCACGACGGGTTGTATTGAGCAGGAGGGACCGTGAAGTTGACGATCATCGGCCCGCCCCGGACGCCACATCGAGACGCATCTTACCGACGCTCCACTCTTCGTCTTTCGTGGCCGTCAGGCGCACGCGAATGTCGCGGCCAGATATACGAGTATCTGTATATCCATTGCTGCGAGGCGCGTAGGGACCGAATGTCCGCTCGCTGCCCTCCGGTGTCAGGCGGCTGTAGCCGGTAAGCGACATGCTGTCGTAGCCGCTTCCGCTCGCGAGCATGGCCTGGCGAACTTCCAGCGTCCTGTCTCCGTCGCCGGAAGCAATCATTCCGCTCTCGATCCACACGTCTCCGACGCGCGAATTGCCAGCGTCGAGATAGCCAACCTCGTGATTGTAAATGTTGCCGTCGCCGTCACCCAAAATCGGATACTTGAACGTGCCAGCGGGGAACATTGCGCTGCGGCTCAGGCGCGACCAGTACCACGCACCAGAGGCGTAGTTGTAGATCGCGACCTTGTTGCACTCTGTCTCACCGACAGTCGGATAGTGAAACCAAATCTCGCTGTAGATGCCGTGGTGCGCGGCGTGGGCGCGATAGGGGCCGTAGACCGGATCGATCTCGGTAAAGATGTCGTTGGCAAGCGGACACGGCAGTGGCGTGATGACGCCGCCTGCGTAGTTCCAGAAACCGCCCTTGCCCATCCAAACCGCCTGGCCGCCGTGTTCAGCGACAGTCTTCGGAGACATCAGCGAGCATTCAGCAAGGCGGTCAGCGCCGTAGATGAAGGGCAGGCCAACATATCGGACGAGGTAGCACTCAGTCTGCGAAAACACGAGGACACCCTCGCGGACCTTGACGGCGTACAGCAGAGGAGCCTTTGAAGCGACCTCAAGATAGCCCGCCGTGTTGGTTACGCTCGTGTAGTCCCAGTCTGCGTAATCTTCAGACGACGACCAGGCGATACGTCGGGGGTTCCCGCTCGCGCCAATCGCGAGGACGTGGCGCTCTTCAGTGACGATCACCGAGTTGTTCCCGGTCGGCGTCGTGCCGTGGGTGGCCGTAATCTTTATCGGCTTCGTCGTCGGATTGGTTATGTCGTAGTAATAAAGAAACCCATCGCTGTTGGCGGTTAGGATCACATCCTCGCCCCAGTTAGACATGCTCCAGAATGCGAACGAGGTGTAGAGGTTTGAGGCCGGGCGCGGCGTGCCGAAGGTGCCGTAAGAGTAGGTTCCGATGCCGTAGCCGCCGGAGACGCCGATGTTAGATAGAGGCGTGAAGCTGGTCGGCGTAATGTCGATCCACGAGCCGCTGCTATCGACGTACAGCTTGTTGTCGCTGCCGACCAGCGTCTGCTTCACGGCGGTGTTGTCGCGCCAGACGTGAATTGAACGAATGCCACTGTCGAGCGCCGTGCCAGTGACGCGCTCCCATCCTCCAATCGGACGCAGTGTGCCGTCTTGCCAGCGCACGAGGTTGCTGTCCCACCACCGGCCAGGCGCGTCATATGGCGTCGCCCCGCGCTGGAGGCCGGGCGGGAGTTGGATTGGGAGTTGCATATATTACCCGGAGATCAGCTTGTGGCCCGCGCCCGCACCGTTAAGCAGAGCGTGCAGCGTGTTGCTATTAGCGTTGACCATCTCGTTCCTGAAAGTCTCAACAGCCGCTCCGGTCTGCCGCGACTGCTGTGCGTTCTCGATCAACAAGACAGGAAGCCAACCAATCGCGCAGCCCCATTCATCGACTTGCTCGTTTGACTGCGGGTTCTTCCCGATGACGCGCGTGAACCACGGACACCTGTGGCACACCTGAGATACGTCTTTCTGATGAAGCGGACAGACCTTGCCTTTGTCAGCGTGCGGGATTTGAGCCATTAGTTTTTGCTGGCGAAGATCACGTCAACGTATTGAATGTCCATCGTCAACCCGTGGGTGTGGGACTGGCCGCCGCCAGAATTTTGGACGGTGATCCCCGTCGTGCCACTGCTGGTCGCCTGCGTGTAATCTCCCGATGTCGGCCTGCAATATCCGGTCGTGGTATCTCCGCCCGTATTCTGCGACCCCGTTGATCGTACATAATTATGCGAGTGGCCCGGATCGGTAATCCCGTGAGTATGCGATGGTATCTGATTTGTCGTCAGTGTTGTCGCAGCAACAGCCGTCTGCGCCATCACCGTTGAAAATGAATTTGTACCGCCGCTCGACGCCGTGCCACTTACAACACGAAGTGCCTTGTCGTTATGAGTGGTGCTTTTCGTCCATCCGGTAGGCGCGCTGGTCTGAGCAAACAGCATCACCGTCCCAGCCGGGAATGGCTGAATACCAGTGAGGCTCGCGCCGCTACCATAAAACGCCGGAGCAGTAATGTTCCCGCTGCTGTCGATTGAATTGCCGGAGCCCGGCAGCGTCACCGTTCCCGACAGCGTAGGTGATGCCAAAGTTTGATTAGTCAGCGTGGGAAGCGTTGCCGCGCCCGAGACGTTTAGAGTTCCGCCGACCGCCAGCGTCTTGCCAGAACCAACATTCAGGCCGACCGAGGTGCCAGTCCCGTCCGACTTGAAAATGCCATCGAGAGTGTCGAGGTCGCTATTAATATGAGAGCCCCAGCTATTATTATCACCACCGACCTCGGGCTTTGTGAGGTTGAGATTTGTGGTGTATGCGTTCGCCATTTAGTGAATCCTTTCCCATCCATCGCCCGATGGCGTCGTTATCTTTGACCACGGGTCGCCGGTAACGGTTTCCTTTAACCACGCACCAGTCGGCTGCGTTTCTTGCGTCCACTGTTCAATAATGCTGAGCAACATGCGGGCGTAGAAGCCGGTGGTAGTGAATGTTCCGGCGCTGCCCGGAAGCGTGATGACGTTAACAGCCTGTCCGCTGTAGGTGTACGTTCCACCCAGAACGTAGAACGTAACGTTCTGCGTCAGCGAGCCGCTGAATGCAAATTGCCCCGTCGCCGGGAGTAGCGCCGGAGCGAATGTCGCGCCCTGCCCCGATAGCGCGAATGTTCCAAGCGAGGCGCTTGCATAAAGTAGCGCGTCTCCTCCGGTTACCGTGAAATGGCCAGCTTCGCCGCTGTGCGACGTTGCGAAAATGACGCTCTTGCCGTTTAGCGAGACGCTGCCACTGCTGACAATCTGCGCAAGAGCAAAGCTGGCGTCCCTGCCAGTCTGCGCGAACGTGACGTACTGCGCCAGCGCAGCCGGGACAAATATAACCGCCTGCCCGGACGCTGTTAGGCTGCCGTTATCAATCGACCAGACCTGCGCCGTGACGGTCGTGTAGCCTGTTTCTACAAACCCGCCTGAAGCTGTAACGACAGAGGGGTTAAAGACGACGGTGTTTCCAGTGTAAGTGTACGATCCGCCATTTACGATTGCCGTCGTGACAAGCGGCGCTGCGATACCGCTCAGAACAAAGTTGGTGTAGTTGGCTGCGAGCGTGTAGCCAGCGGCGTCGTTTTGCGAGCTCCCCTGCCCGAGCGCGAACGCGCCAATCGGCTGAACGTGCGGATCGAGGACGACAGACGTAGGCGTTCCTGGCGCATTGTATTGGCCGATACTGAGTTGGCCTAATGCGCCGAAGAACATTATTGAACCTTACTGCTTTGCGTTCGGATCAACCGGCCAATCGTGCGGCTGCCATGCGACGACATCAGAGACTTCAGTGAGCGCCTTAACCTCAGCCACCAGCGCATTGCCGTGATCGCGAACCGCCTTGCGGTAGGTCACGATGCTGGCAGGCGCTGGCTTGTAGCCTTCAGCCTCCCGCGTCACCATCCAGTCGGATTGCGTCATCGCGGAAGAGACGTAGGCATTGATCGCATTGACATGCACTGCGATGCAGTCGCTTAGCGGACGCGGGTTGCCCGCGCTGAAGAAGAAGCGGCCATCGACAGGTGCCTCGTCCGGCACCTCAACAATACCGACATCCGCACGCTCTTCCGGCGTCAGCAGGTTCCAGTTTGCAGCGAAGAGTATTCCGTTGTGTTCGAACGGCGTCCCCGGCTGTATGGCGCGGTCATCAATCTTGAACATTTGATCCTCTTATCGCGCGCGAGAGTATTTGAACGGATTTTCGGCGAAGGCGGCGTAAATAATTGTTTGTCCGCTTTGATTATTACCGGCGTTTGTTGACCGTAATTTGAAACCGTTTGATAAATAATCAACGGTGTTTTCAGTTGAAAGGCTAACAGCATTTTCTGCGGCCGCAGAATCTACAAAAATGCTTGCCCCCATTACGTTATAAGTGTTTCTTGAAGTATCATAAATAAACCAGCCATTTCCTGCCGATGTTGAATTTTTGAATAGCACCCATCGGGGCCGGAATCCGCAGAACACAAACGTCCCATCCGCCGACCCGTTGCCCGTGTATGAGCCAAAGGCCGAGAAGCCGGGGATGGCGGCGAAGCAGTAGGCGACAATGCCTTTAGTGCTTTCGTTAGCACTTTCATCCGAACCAACAGAAAATACAGTAGATGTTGGAGATGTATTATTCCAATATAAACTTGACGTATTAGCTGCACCAGTTGAATTAAGAATAATATTTTTGGTATTACCAAGCGAACTATGGTAAACACCCCAGCCTCTAGCAACGTCTCTGTTTTTGCAAATAATCATGCTAGGCGCAACACCAAGCCCATGACCAACGGTCGCGTTAGCACCTGTGCCCGTATACGTCACCACACTAAACCCAGCCGTCGTGTTCGCGCTCACCGTGCTGGTGATCGTGCCGCTGGTGTTGGAGGAGCCTGAACTGTTACCGCCCCTCCAGCACCAGTCCACATAGGTTCGGGCAGAGCCGTTTATTGTTGCGCTCGAATTGTACGAATACCCATTCGAAGTAAACGCAAAGCCGTATGCGTTGGTTGTGTCTTCCGCCAGAGTCAGGTTGGGGAAGAGGACGTTTGCCGCGCCTCTTACTCCATCAAGTAGTGCGTGATCGGTGGCGTTAGAGCGGCTCTTTATCCACACTACGTCTGGCTTGAATGCCAGAGACGACACACTCGCGCTTGCTCCAGTTCCGGTTCGGACGACTGCATCAAAGTGCGAGTTAGGCAAGGCAATCGCAGGCGTCGTCAGGTTCTGCGTGCAGAGGGCTTTGAAGCCGGAAGGGGCGGTGTAGGAGAAGGGGCGTTGGCCAAAATTGAAATCAAGTGTCCACGTTCCGGCTCCGTCAAATCCTACTGTATCAGACAAACCATCTCGTGATAATCCGACGTTAGTTGTTATTGTGCCTTGGCTGGTGTTGTTTTTATACCAAGTTACTGTATTGTTTGTAGTATCTATCGCGCAGCCAATTGTATCTCCGGCTGTATACGAAGCGCCATAAGATACCCAAGAAGAGCCGGCCCAACGGGTTCCATCTTGTTTATATAAAGCAGCAGATCCACCATAAAGGTAACCACCAGAAGCGGCGGCAGTAACATAAACTTCATAATAAAATTGACCCGTGGCAGGAACAGACATTGTTGATCTGGCGAAAGGGGCTGTTCCGGTGGCATAAAGATTTCCACGACTTATGTATGATGAAGACGACGGAAAATTCGGATTAAGAACCGCATAATTCCCCCTCACCTCTCCACCAGCACCAGTATCGCTGCCGTAGTTTGTGGGGCTATCGACAAGGCTGTCGTTGGTTGTGCCTGCGGTGACTGAAATGCCTGAAGGCGTCCAGTTGTTGCCGTTGCCGCTGCTGTCTTTGCCGATTGTCGTTGCAGTCGCGCCGCTGTTGTCAGCGAACTTCAGGTAGAACCCGTTTGTGCCGTATGCGCCGGTATAAGCAAGCGGCGACCACACGCCGGTCGTGGGATCGGTTTGGCCAAAGGAAGATGGGGTCAGGGCTTGGCCGTCGATGAAGTTGACTTCGGCCATGTAGCCGTCGAAATAATCGGTTGTGTACCATTTACCGATTTGCATACCAGCGGCAGTATTTAATGCCGACATGGTGCCAGTGTAAGTCAAAACAAGTTGATTATTTACATACGCTTTGACGTAAGTTCCGTCACTTGTAAAAACGTAATGAGACCATGCAGACGGATCTCGATATAATGCTGTAGTTGAAGCAATAGGCGCGGTAGTTGCAAAATTTATTGAATACTGATGGGAGGAACCAGATCCGCCAAAAGCAATTTGATTTCCGGTGCCTGATGTCCCAAAAATAGTGTAATTTGTAGAGCCGGGCAATGCGCCTAACTTCAACCAAGTGCTATAAGTCCAAACAGTATTGTTCGTTGGCGTTCCAAATGTCCTACTCAAATACGCACTATTCGACGCGCGGAACCGCAGGCTGCGGGAGATTTGGTAGGCACCGCTTGGCGATCCGCCGGGAATAATCGGAAACGTCATATTAGCTCACGTTCTGCGCGCGACCGATTTCATGCAGCAGCGTCGAGGTCGACGCCATGAAAACGTAGTAGTCGATGGCACCGCTGCCGGTGCTGAGCGTCGGCGCGGAGCCGCCAATGAACTTAAAATTTGCAGCCGTGTAGGCGATTGTCCGCGCCGTCGTGTCCTGCGTGACCTTCAAAACATAAGTGCGGCCAGCGGTGGCGTTAGAAACCGAGAAAGACGTGATGTTGCCGGTTGGCGAAAGCGAGGCTACCGGATTGGCAGACACGTCCCACGTCTGCGTCGCAGAATACGTCAACGTCCCGAATGCGTAGCCCTGGACTGCCGTGAAGGTCGTGGCCGTGCCGGGCGCGACGTAATCGGTGCCAGCCGTCGCGTTTGCAAGCGCGCCGCCGCTGTTTGCCTTGAGGATCGCAGTGCCTGACGGCGGCGACAGATAATCCGTTCCGGCGGTCGCGTTAGCCAGGGCACCGCCGGAATTGGCTTTGAGCAGCGCCGTTCCGCTTGGGGGTGACAAGTAGTCGGTGCCAGCAGTAGCCGCAGAGACCGTGCCGCTGCCGTTAGCCTTCAACACGCCATTGACGGTTCCAGCCCCGCCCCTCGCAGCCGCAAGCGTTCCAGAAGAGATATTGCTGGCATTCGTCGCGTCAGTGTACGCAGACGTCGCCAGCGTTCCGCCAGCGCCGACGTTGAGCGTCGAGCCGTCGGTTCCGGCGAATGTCAGGGTGTTCGAAAACGTCGGCGGAGACTTGGCCGTATCCACACGCGGCAGATCAGACGCCGACGGCGTAATGAACACCTGAGCAGTACCTGACAGCGAAATCAGACTGCCGCTGTTGGTTGAGTTTAAGACCGATCGCGTGAGCGTCGTGCCGGCCGCTGTGTAGACGCCCCGCCCGATTTCGCGGTTAGAGCCGTCCTCAATCGCATACGTTACGGTGTCGCCGTCAGCGATACCGGACGCCGCAAACGACAGGAAGCCGGACACCGCTGTCGAAAGCGTAATCGTGCCAGTTCCCGTCGTCGCGGTGTTCATCCGCGCGAGGTTGTATAGCTTGGCGACTGCCATAATGGCGAACCCTCATTAGGTAAGCTGGATGACGCCGTTGGTCGCGTCGAACGAGACGGTGAACTGGTTGCCAGCCGTCAGCGTGATGCTGGTGCCATAGTCCCAATACCCGATCAGGTTTCCGCTGGCGGGCGTCGAATTGTAAAGGACCGCGTAACGGTACGGGCCAATCGAGCCACCAGACGCCGTGTAGGTCACGTTGTTTAGCTTCAGCGTATATGTTCCGCTGGTCTGCGTAGACGACACCTGCGTGGACTGCGTGCCGCCCGCCGTGTAGCCATTACCGGCGCTGATCTCAGTAATATCGGCCTTGACCGCATTGCTGGAGGTCGGGGCGGTGTTGGTCAGCATCACCTTGATCGTGTCGCTGCCGAGGTTGTGGACCTTGTTAGCCACATCGGCCACAAAGGCATTGAACTTGTTGTACGTCGCCATTCTAGTTTCCTCTTATTGAAAAGATCGCTTTCGTGCGATCAGCGCCGTTGTCGGCCGCATTGCGCGCTCGCTATCCGCCTGAAGATTAGCCACGGCGGCCTGGTATCCGGCGCCCCACACGTTCGCCCTCTCGTCGTTTTTGAGATATGGCGCGGCGTGCAGGAGTGAGCCGTATAAATAAATGTCGGGTGATTTGGTCAGCAGCCAATTGGTCGGCTCGCTCGTCGAGAGCGCCGGCACTGACGCATAATACGTTAACGTCAGCGGCAGACTATCCGGCGGCGTCGGGACCAGGTCGAGGTAATTTCCGAAAATCGTGAAGTAACGCGTCTGCCCGCCCGAGCTCTGCGGGAGCGTCTTCTTGTATCGCTTCATCTCGTCGATGTTGGCGTACTGCAGCGGAGGATTGACGTTCGCGTCTGGCGGATACGTCTGCTCGAGAGAGTAGAGCTCGAGGAAGTCGCTCGGCAGTGGGACGACCTCTCCGCTTGACCCGGCCCACGTCAGATCGGCCCTCGTAAGCATGTCGCGGACGCGCAGCGTGCGATTTACGCTTGCCTCGACGAGAGAGACGAACGTCGGAATGACAGACGTGAGATCCTCTCGGTTCAGCCAGTCGGCGACCGCTGATTTCAGGTCTGCGTAGGTGCTAATCGCCATTCGTTTCGTCCCACTCCGGGGTCATGTCGAAAGAGAATTCGAGCGTGCCGGCGTGTTTGACGTTTTTTGACAGATCGTGGTCGATCAGGACGTCGAAGCCGGCCTTTGTCGCGTTCATTCCGAAATACATATCCTCGCCGCTGTATTGTCCGCTTGCCGGCGAGTAACCGATCATGTGGTAGGGCGCCTTCAGCGCCTCGTAGACCTCTTTTCGGACGAGCATGCAGCCCATGCCGACTGCTTGGACCTTCTCGAGGCCCGTGCTGTCCTTTTTCGTCCACACTCGCTCAAGTTTCGCAAAATCGGAGAAGGCAACCGGCTTGAACGGAGGCCGGCGCGTCGTGTAATTCGCCGCCACGATCGGCTTGTCGTGCGCCAGAAGCCGATTAAGCGTATCTTTCGGGAAGCGCATGTCGGCGTCGAGCCACAGCACCGCGTCGCAGTCGGATTTCAGGGCCTCTTTAACAAGAACCTCACGCTGATCTGCAATCAGGGTGCCGCGATGATTGAAAAGCATCAGCGCGTCGCGCAATTCTCGCTCAGTTCCGCACCTTGTCGCGCTGTAATGCGACATCATCCGCGCGAGGTCGAAGCAAAATCCAGCCTTGACGTCGTCTTGCGACGGTATGCAGATCGCGATCTTCAATGGCTCCTCAAACGGTGACGTTCTTCGTCTTAAATACGCGGTTGTCCGCGTCATTCAGCCAGCGCTTCATCGCGGCCTGGTCGCGCGTGATCCCTTTTTTCTCAAGATCGCGCCACACCGTGAGCGGAATAGACGCGACCTTGTGAAAAATGTTCTTGTCGCCGAAGCGCTTCTCGCTGTCGTTGAACTGAGCACGGTTGAAGTCAGTGATTGGCGCCACATCCTGCTCTGCCGTGATCGTCGCGATGCCGTCTTCCGAATAGAACACGTGCGAGATGCCGCTGAGCGGGTCGTGATCGATAACCTTTCGAAACATCGTGCCTCCAAAAGCGTGAGGGCGGCCACTTGGGCCGCCCTCTTCTTGTCGTCGTAGCGTTTAGCGCTTACGAGGTGGTCAGATCCGCCGCGATGCCGTGCGCCTTCTCGGTACGAACCTTGAGGCCGTACTCGACGATCAGCATGCGGGTGTCCGCGTCGCCGGTTTTCGCCAGCACTTCGGTCTTGAAGTTACGCAGATACGCGACCGAGAGATATTCGGGGTCGATCACGTAGGCGTTCGCTTCGGGCTGCCAGCGGTTCGGAACGATGCGAACCTCGCCGAAATCGGAGAGATACACATCGGCCGTGCCGATGATCGCGATCGGCGAAACGTCGCCGACGTTGTAGCGGGCAGAAGCAAGACCAGAGAACCCGGAGGCCACGGTCTTGTTGTACGGACCAGTCATGCACATGACCGGCTCGCCGCCCGAGGTCCACACCTGCTTGATGACGTCCTTGAGGATCGTCTCAGTGAAGGCGCGGGCCGTGCCGGCGATGCGGTACGCATTCGGGTAACCGTTACCCGAAGAGCCCGACATCGTCGGGTTCGTGCCGCCGCTGGCCTTGTTCACGTTCGTCTGCAGCCACGCGCCGAGGCCGGCGGTTGTGCGGGCGGTCGTGTTGCCACCAGTCGTAGCGATGGCATTCGAGGTGAGGCTCGACTCCATGTCGCGCTTCAGCTCGGAGCTTGCTTTCGCGAGCTCGTAAGCAAGCAGGCTCTTCTGGCCCGCCCGGTCAACAGCTTCCACGGTGCCCGTGGTCGCGACGACCTTGCGCGAGATCTGCGTGTAGTTTCCGACGCGAACGGTCGGAGAACGCGAGCCGGCGGTGACGGCGTCACCTTCAAGCTGCGCGTTCGTGGTGCTCGCCGACGCGAGGGTGTCAAGCTGCCACTCGAAGTAAGTGTTCTTGACGTTCTCGCGGCCGATGTTGGACATCAGCGGGGTATCCACCCCAGTTCTTTGCACCGGCTCTTTATCCGGCGCGTCTCTACATTACTGTAGAGATCAGACTATATCATCCCTTTCGGGCGCGGCGCTCTTGGGGGCATTACTCCCATAACGTCCGAATGTCGTGACCCCAGTCTTTACGCGCCACGTGCTGGCGCATGACTTGGAGCAAAACAAGGCGCTTTTGCCAACAGCATCGCTCCATGTTTTCGATATAAAAACATGACACTGTTCGCATTTGCCCTCGAAACGTCTGTAGGGTCGGCCCCTAGTCGTTACACCTTCAACCAGCTTTCGCTGATTGCTTGGCTCGGTATTGCCCTCAGCGTTACCTGGTAGGGTGTTCACCGAATTCACCGCGTTTGCATTTGATGCAGAATGTATGGCCCAGTGGCATTTGTGGCAAAGCGTTAGCCCATTGCTTAGCTCAAACCGCAATTCTGGTTTGTCCGAGACTTGGACAATGTGATGGGCGTGAAGCTGCACACCCTTAGAACCGCAATGCTGGCAAGTAGCATTGTCTCTTTCAAAGACCTTGCGTTGCCATGTCTTGTGTTTTCCGCCTCGCGTATTCCGCCTAGAGTTCGGCTTCCATAAGGAATTATCCGAGCCTCTACGACGTAACCCGCCAGCATCAGCACAAGGCTTTGAGCAAAATTTTCTTTTACTCCAACTTATGAAGGGCACATGCCGCATATCTTCCCACTTGAAGATTTTGTTGCAAGCCGGACACGTTTTTTCACGTGGCCCACCCTTCCATCGCGGATGATTAGAACCTTGGAATAACGCAACTCGGTTTACACCGGCACACTCGTAAGAACACGTTTTAAATGTCTTTACGTATGCCGGCTTTATGAACTTCTCTTTGCCGCAAACAATACACTTGACCTTGACTGGCATCCGAAGCCCCTCATTACTTCGTGCCAATATACTACATCAAAGGGTCGATTACCCAACCGGAGCGATGTTGTAGATCACGTTCGCGAGATCCTCGCGTACTGCATTGCTCTCGTCATACCGCGTGATGGCGTTGGTAACCAACGTCATTTGATAGTCTCCTTAGTCAATGATGCGTTCGAAGAGGGCGGCCGCGTCAGCGACACGCCCGGTTTTGGCGAGACGTTGTTTCGCTTTCGTCGTTTCGGACGTTGACCTAGGAACAGTATTCCCCGATCCCGCCTTCGCCGGCGCCGGCGAGCGTGCCGGTGCGGGCTGCGGCTTTCTCGACGTCAGCTCGTCGTATCGACGGGCCTTGTCCAGGATCAGGATTGCGCGCGGATCAGTCGCCTGCATCAATTCATCTTCGCTATAGCCAGCGCTTTGGCCGTAGCTCAGGAGTTTTGCGCGGTCGGCTTCCCACTGCTCGGGCTTCTTCCACTCTGGTCGCTTCTCGAGGAGCTGCTTGCGCCCCTCCACGACCATGTTCTGGATCTGAGCCCGCTGTTCTTCGGTTTGCAAAGCGTGAAGACGTTGCTGCTCGGCCTGCGCGGCCACCAGCTTGTCGTTGCGTTCACGCCACACGTCACGTTGTCGGACGTACTCGAGCGGATCCGAGCTGTAGAGCGCATTCCAATCCGGTTCCTGCGGCATCAGCTGCGTGAGCTGCTGCTGCAAGGCCGAAAGCATTTGCGCGTACTGGGCTCGTTCCACCCGAGCCGCTTCGAACTCGGCTTCCACTGCCTTGCGGCTGGAGGCGAGCTCTTGCGTCTTGCGAGTGTAGTCTGCCGTCCGCGAGTATCCGGCGATCACCTCGTCGAGCGGAACCTTCTGTTCTTTGCCGTCAACCTTGACGGTGACCAGACTGTTCGGCTCGGCCGCAGGCTCTTCCTGACCCTCTTCGGGTGCGGCCGCAGCTTCCTCGGCGGGCTCTGCAGGGGCGACCTCCTCCGTCGCTTCCTCTGCAGGCGTCTCTTCCGCCGGCGGTGCTGCGTTTTGCGTTGTCTCTTCCGCAGAAGCTTCCTCCTGCTCATCGACGCCGCGCATCACTGCTTGGCCTCGCGGGAACTGGGTTGTCGGTTTCTCACCGCCCAGGATGGCCGCGAATTGATCGGCAGCTTCAGGCAACCCAATCCCGCCCGTAGACGGGGTGTTGGAGGTATTCATTAAATCCTCAATCTGTTGAAACTAGGCTGAGCGTAGTGCCTTCAGCCTCTGCGAGTATTCCGCGACGCGGTTCTCTGCCGCGATCGCGCGAATTGCTTCCCGGAGCTCGCCGATCGCGCGGATCATGCGCCAGGCGTCTTCTCGGGTCGGCGCCTGCGGCAGCGTCGAGGCGCGCCACTGGGCGGTGTAGTGGTCTTCGAGGTGCTTCAGGGCCGCATCGAAGGCGGCGCTGTTCAGGAGATCCTGTGCGCCCTGGATGATGGTGGTGCGGTCGGTCATTGGAGAAGGCCGGGAACGTCGCCGGTGTTCATTTGCATTGCCCCGACAGCGCTCGCGCCTCCGACCCCAAGCAGCGGCCGCCCGCCGATCGGCATGACCGCCTGGCGCTGCCGTCTCGCCGCCGCCTCGAACGGATCCTCCATGAGGGAATAGCCGCCGGCATACGGATCGACCTGATCAAGCAATCCAGGCATCAACTACTCCAGCGGCTCGTCGGCATCGAGGCCGTACTGCACCAGCAGCTGCTCGATCTCGGTGTCGTCATCGAGGGACGTGACGGCGCCAAGCAGCGCGCTAATGTCGTCGTTGTACTCGTCGAACTCTTTATCCAAAAGCGGATACGTGCCCTTTGCGACGAGGCGGTTACGCGGGCTGACCATTGTACGGCTGCGTCTGTTCTGTCATCTGCTGCTGCATCGCAGCCTGCCGCTCGGCGCTGTCGGCGCGGAGCTGCTCGACGGCGAGCTCGCGGCTGTGCGCGAAGCTGTTCTCGAGCGTGGCAAGATCAAATTGTGTGTTGTATTTCGCGTTCAACTCCGCGGCCTTCAGCTCGGTGTCGGCGCGCAGCTTGTCGCGGTTGAAGGCGTCCTCGATCAGGATCTGCATGCGCTTGAGGTGGGCCTCGTCGGCCTGCTTGGCCTGCGCCGCCTGGACCTTCGCCATCTCGATCTGCGCGAGCATGGCATTCGGATCGGTCTGCGGCTTCTGCTGGGCCATCGTCTGCTGCATCGCCTGCGCGGTCTGCCCGTCGACGCGCTTGAAGTAGCGCGAGGCGTCCTTGATGTTGGCGAGCTCGAGCAGCTTCGAGAGGCTGTTACTGTATTGGCTCACATCGCAAATCGGGTTGGCCGGGCCGAGCAGCTGCATGATCTGTTCCTGCTTCTGCAGGACCATCATCATGAATTGCAGGCGCTCGGTGTCACTGCCGCGCCCCAGGCCGACATTGACCTGGACGTCCATGTCGGCGTCCCAATACTTTGGATCAATCTCAATCCACTGTCCGCGCAGCTTGACGGTGCGCGGGCGGTCCTGGTGGCGAACGATCATCTTCAGCAGGCCCTTGAAGAGCCGCTTGATGCCGGTCTCCGCGAAGACGCGCGCAATCAGCTCGATGCGCTCCTGGGCGCCCTGCACCGTCGCCGTGACCGCGGCCTTCGTCGTGCTCTGCAGCACGTCTGGGTCGAGGCCCTGCGAGGCCGCGCTGATGCCGGTGCGCTGCGCACGCACCTGGTCGAGGTAAGCAATGATCGGCATCGCGTTCTGGCCGACGAAGGGCTCGGACAGCGAGGCGACCATGCCGGGCGCGCGGGTGCGGATGATCGCGCCTGTCTCGGTGTTCATGACGTCGTCGAGGTTGACCTGACCCTCGACCACGACGGTGCGCGGATGGATGACCTGCGCGAGGCTGTCGAGCGTGTTGCGGACCACCGCGGTCTTGATGCGCTGCAGGTCCATCACCTGGTCGCCGAGGCCCTGGCCGATAATCATGTGGGGCTCGGGGTCGGGGCAGAGCACGGCAAAGGGCACGTCGGTCGCGACCTCGTCGTGCAGCACGCTGTGCGAATTGCCGAGCGTGCACACGCGGCGCAGCTCGGCGATGCCGTCGCCGTCGCGATCGATGCGGATGTAGCTCTCGACGTACACGATGCGGCGCAGCGACTGGTCGGCGCTGTCCATGTGCTGCGTGAACGTCATCAGCGCGGGATTGCGGGTCTGCGCTTCGTAGTTGATTGAGAACACGTCGCCGCCGCCGCTGTTCTCTTCGATCTCCTCCTGCGAGTAGCCCATCGCGATCAATTCGCTGACGGTCTTCAGCGAGCGGTGGCCGACATACTCGGCGGTGTCGAGGTCGCGCGCGTTACGCGCAATCAAAAACTCTTCCGGCGGGATCGCCTCGACGACGATCTTGTTGCGCGGTTTGCTGCGGCGAATGCGGATGTCGTAAATCTGCGGCGCGGCGCCAGGCAGCCCCGTCGCCGGATCAATCTGCGGGATACCCTGCGGATCGGGACGAGCCTCTTCCTCGACGACCTCGACGTCCTTGTCCTCGAGCAGCAGGTTGTAAGATGCCTGATCGAGGCCCGTGTAACTCGCTTCACTGATCTCCGCGTCCTCGGACCACCGCCACTTGATGATGCCGGTCTTGCGGATCAGGGCGTCCTTGAAGGCCTCGAGCAGAACCTGGAAGCCGGGGTTGTCGTTGTAAAAGACGAAATTGACGTAGTCGGTCGCCTGCTCCGCAAAT